ACGCGGCGGGCGATCGACTTTTGCCTAGTGGACTCAGGTGCGTTCACCAATGCGGCGTACTCATTCTGCCGAGAAGTCGGCGGTATTTTCCACCCATCGAAGGGGCAAGACCCATATCACAGGAAAGCCAAGTCTAGTTCGGTGACGATTGCAGGGGCCAACCTTCACGCGCAAAAGCTTCCATCGTCGAACGTGTGGCTCTACGAGCTCGATACCAGCTATTGGAAGCAGTTTATCCATGAGCGATTTATGACTCCGACGTTCGACGAATCAAACATGCTTCGGCGCGGATCGCTTTCGGTGTTTTCGCTAGAGGATGAAAAGCGGCATTCCCAGTACGCGCAGCATATTGCAGCCGAAGAGTTAGTCACCAAGTTCATTGAGGGCAAAGGGGCTAAGACCTATTGGAATGTCCGAGACTCGAACAACCATTGGCTCGATGCCACTTACATGGCGGCGGCGGGGTCCGAGGCTTGCGGCGTCAAGCTAATCGCCCCAAGCGAAATCGAGGTAGCTCCAAAGCACATAGGCGATGAGCCGAAACAATCCAAGCCTGTCCAGCAAGCCTACAGGCACGGGCAGCAACGATTCAGGCAGCGACAAGGTGGATGGATTCCCAAGAGAAGAGGGTGATATGAGCAAGAGACCAAAGCAGCAAACAAGCAAGCGGGAATGGGTAGATCCTCGGGTTGACATCCAGCCAATTCAACCGCAAGAGCCAGCGCAAACGCACCAGGAATTTAGCCAGGGTGCTATTGTCAAGATGGCCGAGTCGCTAGGCATCCCCTCCGACCTGCCGGACTACGAAAGTCCCAACTACTCATCGGCAAGAATACACATGCAAGCGATGAAGGAAGCTAGCGAGACCCCCATCCCCCGCGAAGACGAGGCAAGGCCCTGCACCCTATGCGAATCGCGCCGACCGGTCGGCAAGAGCTACAGCCGGGTCTATTGCACCAAAGCCAAGGTCCGCTATTGCCGATGCTCATACTGCGGGCACACGTGGACCCAAGAGCGTAAATAATTTGTGCCAGTGTACTAATGGAATAGTACAGGCATCTACCAAGGGCCAGCAAGCCATGCAACGATTGAAGCATGGCATCAGCGGCATCTCTGTTGGCACTAATCGACGCAGCTATAGAGGCCCTTCTAAACGGGGGAGCTTCGCAGTATTCCATTGGATCTAGGACCGTCACCAAGCTCGACCTAGCGTCGTTGATGGAACAGCGAAATAAGCTACTCCATCAAGTCCAACGCGAAAGCGGATCGGGCGGTATTTCCCTCGGGCGAATCGTGGGGGGGCGCCGATGATAACTCGATTTATCGATTCGGTAGTCTCGGCAGTTAGCCCCATCGCGGGATTGCGACGGCAGGCAGCACGTAAAGCCCTTGCACGATCCTACCAAGGGGCCGAACCATCGCGGGTAAGCAGCAACAGACACCCCAAGAATCTGCCGGCTGACCAAGAGCTAATGGGGCCATTTGGGGCCGATCGTCTCAGGGCAGAGGCTAGGCGGCTGGTTCGAGACAATTCCTACGCCTGGGGCGTGGTAGATACGATCGTTTCTTCGGTTGTCGGTGCTGGCATCCAAGCCCAATCGACCTTCGAGACTCCCGAAGGCGATGATATCGAGGACATCAACGACCTAAGAGATAAGGCTTGGTCCGAATGGTCCGAAGTGGCCGACATCAACGGGCGGCTTACCCTCGAAGAAATCCAGATTATCGCCCTTCGCGAAATGGTCGAAGCGGGCGAGGTTCTGATTCGGGTTGTCAATTTAGAGTCGACAAAGTACAGGGGTATCGTTCGACCGATTCCGATGGCTCTTGAAATCATCGAAGCCGACCGGCTGGCGACCGATCGAGACACGTACACGATGGGCATCGATCGCGGAGATGGTACGCGGGTTATTCGCGGCATCAAAGTTGATGAATTAGGCAAGCCTCTTGCCTACATGATTTATGACGATCATCCGCTACAGCCTTACGCGGTCTCTAGGACGCCAAAGGAAATCCCAGCGAGGGAGATCATTCATCTATTCAGGCAAGATCGAGTCGGACAGACGCGGGGCGTCACTTGGTTCGCTCCAGCATTGGCGTCGATCAGGGACCTCGGGACGTATCTTGACAACGAGCTACAAGCCTCGGCAATCGCGTCTTGCTTTACCGCGGCAATCAAGACCGAAACGCCGATGGGCAGACTAAGCGACCCAGAAGCGGGCGACGGGACAGACCGGAGGGGCAATCAAGAGCGATACTTGGAGCCGGGGCTAGTCTTCGAACTCAACCCGAACGAATCGGTCGAGGTAATCAACCCAACACGACCAAACACTTCGGCGGGCGAATGGACCAAGGTTATCCTTCGAGGGATCGCGGTAGGGACCGGGCTATCCTACGAGGTTGTAGCTCGGGACTATTCGCAGACAACGTACAGTTCGAGCCGAACTAGCCAACTCGAAGACCGGCGGCGGTTTCGGATCATTCAAAAGTACATCATTCGGCACTTGCTACAGCCTGTTTGGGATCGCTTTTGCGATGCAGCAAGCCGAACCAACCTCGACGGTTTTCCAGGGCCTATTGACCTCCTAAGCGATCGCAGGCGGTTTACCCCTGTCGAATGGCAGACCCCTAAATGGGAATGGGTCGATCCAGGCGTGGAGCAAGTAACGAGCGAAGCCGGCATCAATTCATTCACGGCGACCTACAGCGAAGTGCTTGGGGCTCAGGGTCTCAACTTCCGGACGGTGTTTTACCAGCGGGCCAAAGAAAATCGGCTCCTTCAAAAGCTTGGCTTGCAGACCCCAGAACAAACGCAGCTAGCCATTTCAGCGGCGCAGACTCAAGGGGCGGCAGAGACCCAATTAGCGACCGGCAGCGGCGAAATGATGGGATTGTCCACGCTCCAATTCAATCGCAACCGCAAAGCCATCGACAAGACCCTTAACGAGCTAGCTAGCGGGGTCATTAGCGAAGCGGCGGCAAAGGTGTTCCTATCGTCGGTCGGCATGAGCGAAACAAGCGTACAGGCCTTGATTGACGACGCAAAAGACGGATCGGTTGACACGCTACCGGCTGAGGTGACAGCATGAAAAAGAGCGACCTAATCAAGCGACGAAAAGAGCTCGACGCAAGACACCAAGCCAAGCCTGTCGAGGGCGGTTCGATCGTTCGCCAATTCGGGACCGTGAAAGATGGCCGAGCGGTAATCGCGACCGAAACGCCGATTGACATCTACGATCAGGATCGCGGATGGATCAAGCAAGTTTTGTTGATGGATGGCGTTCGATTCCGCAACGACAAAAAGCAGCTACCTATCGTCGATTCACACAACGACAAGACGGTACGCAACGTCTTTGGCTCGATTCGCAATATCGTCATCGAGGGCGATGAGCTTCTAGGCTTGCCTGATTTTGCAAGCGATCCAGACTCGCAGATTGTCGCGACAAGATACACCGAAGGCCATTTGAATGACTTCTCGATTGATGCACAGATCCTAGAGCGTCAATTCGTGAGGGAGGGCCAAACTTACACCACCCGACAAGGCAAGGTGATTGAGGGACCAGCGGAAATTGTAACCGCATGGGAACCTCACAACGCTTCGATCTGTGCAACGGGCGCGGATCCGAATTCTACTGTTCGACGGTCTTACGACCAGGAAAGGGTTGAAAGAATGGACGATAGCCTAATGGCAACGTTGAAGGGTCTCGGGTTGCCTGAGGGCATGACCGACCTTGAACAGATTGTGATTTTTCTCGCAGGAAAAGCAGCGGGGCAAGCCGGTTCTGACGCGGCTCCGATGGGGCAAGTCGAATTGATGGCAGGCGCGGACAAAGAGCCCGAAGAAACTATGCGGGCCGAGCATGTCGAGCCAACCGAAGACACCGAAAAGAAAGTCGAGGCCGAAGTTGCGCGGCAACTACAGGCCCACGAACACCGACGCAAAACAATCGTTGCCCATTGTACGTTGGCGAAGCTTGAGCGAAGTTTCGCAGACGCCTTGGTTGACGATCCAAATGTTACCGTTGAAATCGCTCAAGAAAGGATCATCCGAAAGATGGCTTCTCAACCACTAGGCGGGGCCGTCGAAGGCTCCAGTTTCAGCGTGACCGAGTCGGAGCATGATAAGTTCATGGCTCAGGCTTCGGCAGGCTTGGTGCAGCGATGCTTCCAAGGCCAAATCAAGACCCAAAAGGCCCCTGACGTTCAAGGCGCGGAGCACTTCCGCAACCTCGGGCTCTATCGGCTTGCCGAGGCTTGCGTCCGGCGAATGGGCGTCAATCCAGAGCACCACAACAAAGGCGATATCGTTCGCATTGCGATGGGTCACCCGGGGATTGCCGGCCGATTGAATATCCGGCGATCGAATGACGTTTACCACACCAGCGGATCGTTCTCCAGTCTGCTTTTGGACGCGGCCAGCAAGACCCTCACGGCGTCTTACGTCGAGGCCCCTTACACTTGGGACCAATGGGTAAGGCAAGCCCAGCCGGTTGACGACTTCAAGAACATCAACCGAATCAGCCTTGGCGAATCGCCAAACCTTGAGGTTGTCCCAGAAGGCAAGGACTACCCAGAGGGCAAGGTTGTCGACCAACGCAAGTCGTACAAGGTTGAGAAGTACGGCAAGGAATTTACCGTCACCTGGGAAACGGTTATCAACGATGACCTTGATGCCCTTTCCCGCATCCCAGCGATGCACGGCTCGGCGGCTCGTAGGACGCAAGAAAAGGCGATCTACGACGTATTCCTGTCGAACCCGACAATGCCCGATGGCGTGGCTCTTTTTTCGGCTTCGCACGCATCCGGGACTAACCTTTCGGGAGGTGCAGCGGCTCCAAGCAAGACGACCCTCGACAAAGCCTTTGAGGTTATGGGCAAGCAGAAGGGGCTCAACAGCGATGTGTTCCTCGGGCTTACCCCGTCGATTCTCTTGGTGCCTTTGGCCTACGCAGGGACGGCATTGGAGCTTGTCAATTCGACGGCATCGGTCGAGAGCGAGAAAAATAGCGGAGTCTCGAACCTTTACGGTCGTGGCGGTGCTCGGCAGTTGCGAGTTGTTGCAAGCCCCTACCTGGACGCCAACAGCGGGACCAACTGGTACGCAATCGCCGACAACAGCCTTATCGATACCGTTGAAATCACCTTCCTGAGCGGCGAAGAATCGCCGGTCTTGGAGTCGGATTACAACATCCGAAACGATTCGTACATCTACACGGTGCGTCAATCGTTCGCGGCGGCGGTTATCGAGCATCGCGGCATCTTCGCTAATCGTGCGTAGTGTCGATTGAAATCTAGCCCCTGAGCGATTGCTTGGGGGCTTTTTGGGACGGCAAGAACATTTTCAAAATAGGGTTACAAACATGGCAGGCTTGAAAGATTTTGTTTACTACGAGGACGACTTCATCGGCACCCCGGTGACGTTCCCAACTTCGGCTAACATCGGGACCCCTTGGCTGACCGATGTTACTGGGGCGGCTCCACCAACGCACGTTCGGGGCGGCAGCGAAGCCACCTTGACACTGACAAGTGCAAGTCAAGCTCAGATCCTTGGCCTTCATCACGATGACAGCCTTGCGTTTGACATCGACGACCTTCAACGGATCGAAATGCGGGTAAAGCTCGGGGCGGCTACCTTTACGAGCGGTTCGATCCTCGTATTCGGTTTGGCTTCGGCTCGAAACGATACCGCCGATTCGGTTGCCGAGCACGCTTGGTTCCGAATGGAGGGTGCGAACAGTACGACCTTGGTGTACTGCGAATCCGACGACGGGACCAGAGACGTTAATGACATCTCTTCGGGCGTCGCTCTCGGAACGACCTACAAAGAGTTTGTCATCGACTTCACTGGCGGCAAGTCCGATGTCAAGTTCTACATCGACGGGCAGCGAGTCGCAGCAACTCAGGTCTTCGACTTGTCGGCTTACACCGGCGGCTTTCAGCCCTTGGTCCAATTGCAAAAAGCGGCCAACACGAATGCCGATGTTTGCAAGGTTGACTACGTTAAGATCGTTTCGAAGCGATCCTAATCGATGAGCTTGCACGATACCATAACCGAGGATGCCAGGAAGGTTTTCGCCAACCCGCAAGACTTCGCCGAATCGGTCGTTTACTACAAAAGAAACGGTCGATCGAGGAAGATCAACGCGGTAGTTGTGCGCGAGGCCCTTGGCGTCCTGCCGGAAGATGGTGACGTTGTTTATCCGATGTTTGAGATTCACGTTGCTAACGACCCCTCCGAGGGCATCGCAAGCGACGAATTGAACTTAGGCGGCGATCAATTGGAGTTTGCGGATCGAGTCGGACAGCCACCGAAGCGGCATTCGATCCTAAAACTACTCAGCCATGACGAAGGGATGCTAGTCCTAGAATGCCGTTAGCAGTCGTTGAGAATATCGCCGTTGTCTTGAAATCGCGTCTCGATGCGATGATCGACAATGCTACGTACTCGACGGCAATCAGCGAAGTACAGCGACCGAATCGATTCGCCAATTTTACGCCAGTCCACAATCAGATTGTCCTTACGCAAGGGCCAGCCGAGCGAGTGCCTGACTTGGACCGACCAGGCAACCCTCCTGCCAATGCAATGCGGCAGACGTTCAATATTCACTGCCACATCCTCCAGGATGAACGCGGGACAGAAACTATTGACGAACTTTTGAACGCATTTCATGCCGACGTTATCAAAGCGGTCTGCAATGGCTCTAGCACTTGGCACACGTTCGGCGGCAATGCGATCGATGCAACCTGGGGCTCCATTCAATTCATCGCGGCAGACGGCGGAATAGACGGATTGACGATCCCGCTACAAATCACTTGCCGATACTCCGAAGGCGACCCAACGGAGTTGCGTAACTAATGATTAGCGTCACAGTCGATCAAGAATCATTGCGGCAGATGCGAGCCAATCTAGGGGCCTTTGGCGATCACTTGCCGAGGCATCTAGCAACGGCGGTAAACAGGGCAGCTAGGTCCGTTCGAGTCGAATGCGCTCAAGCCCTGGGGCCTTTGGTCAATCTGAAGCTTAGCAGCGAGAACAAGGGCGTGGCTAAGCCGATCAGCAAGGCCAAGACGTTGAAGAAAACGATCAAGCAAAAGAACAAAGCGACTCCAGGCAATGCGGGCGTCACGATCGGACTTTGGGAAGGGCACAACTTCCCGGTCAAGTATTTCGAGGGCAAGAGCTACAGCCGAAAGCGTCGCGGCAAAATCAAGAGCCTAGGGGCTCAGTACAAGTCGGACGTGGGCGGCGGCTGGACCGTAGTGCAGGATGGATTCGTTGCTTCTCGATGGCGAGGCGATATTTACCGACCGGCAGCGGAAGGATCCCGCAAGCTACTTAGGGTGCTTGGCAAAAGACCGGGCGATTTCTTCCGAGAGGGTAATATCGGGGAAATTGCAGGGGCTAAGGCGCGCGAACGGCTACCCATTGAAATCAATCGACGGCTACGCGAAATCACACTGGCGGCGAGTGGAAAAATCAAACTCAGGGCATCAAGGGAACTAGGGCAATGACACTACTGAAACGCAAGCGGGTACTGGCAGCAAAGATCGAGACGACTCCAGGCACCGCCGAAGCATTGACGGCAGCGGAAGCTTCTTTCAACTGCTATGAGATTGCCATTCAGCATGAAATCGAGACCGAAGCCCGGGAGGGCCAAGGATCTTTCGGGATGCGTCCATCGACCCCAGGCGGGTACAAAGGCAAAGTGACGTTCAAGCACGACGCATCATGGGACGGGACAGCGACCGAACCGTCTTGGGCCGATACGTTTCTACCGGCTTGCGGATGGGTCAAGGCTGGTCAAGTGTTCACCCCTCGTACAGAGGCCCCAGGGGCCAACGTCAAGACCCTTACGATTGCAGTCTACATCGACGGCAAGCGCAAGACCTTGCGGGGATGCGTCGGCACGTTCAAAATCAATTGCATGAGCGGAAAGACGGCGGTTGTCGAATTTGAGTTTATCGGCATCTGGGATTCGCCTACCGACGTTGCGATCCTCGCGCCGACATACCCAACGGCTAGCCCATTGCGATTTGCATCCAGCGTGACGACCTGGAACAGCGTCGACCTTGCAGTGGAGTCGATGGTACTCGATTCGGGTAACTCGATGCTACTCAGGGAAGATTCGAGCGATATTTCCGGTTTCAAGGCGGGCTTGATTTCCAACCGCATCGTCAAGATCACTGGCAACCCCGAAGCCAAGCTAGTTGCTACTCAAGATCGCTACGGCAAGTATCTTGACCTGAGCGAACACGCTTTGACCTTCGACATTGATGGGCCAACGAATAGCAAGATCACAATCGCGGCTTCAAAGGCCCAGATCGTGGCGATTAGCGAAGCCGACCGAGAAAACATGGTTGTCGACGAAATCGAATGGCAAGCCAACCGCAACGGCTCGACGGCAGACCAAGAATGCTCGATCACCTTCACGGCAGCGACCTAACACGGAGAGACCATGCCAATTTTTCTAGAGCCAGATCAGAGTTTCCCGGTTTGGTTGGAGTGCGACAAAGACAAGCCCGAAGAGTCGAGACCTACGTTTTTCGTTCGATCCCAATCGATGCGAAATCAACGAAAGGTGCTTGAAGTGCTTGACAACCTTCACAAGCCCGGCGTAACGGTCGACGAGGTTTTTAGCGAGACCGTTGAGCAACTGAAAAAGGTGCTTGCGGGCTGGTCGAATATGAATGGCATCGCGTTTACTCACGATGCTATCGAGGACGTTTTCACGTTCACGGAAGCTAGGGAATTGCTTCGATTGGTTGCCTACAATCAGCGAATGGACACAACCGAAAAAAAAGGCTGAGAGTCGCGGCGATGATTAGGCAAGGAATGCTTTGCCTGCATTGCAGCGACAAGGAATGTAAGGACAGGGGGACCGATGCAGAGCCAATTGAAATCGAGTGCGTTGCGTGCAACGGGACAGGGTGCGACGAATGCAGCGAAGGCGTTTATCGCGTTGATGGATGCCCGAATCAGTATTGCAGCGGACTTACTCAGTTTGTCGAGTTGGTCGATTTGTTCGATGAGGGGCTACCCCCGGTAGCGGGCGGTGCGTTGGATCAGTCGGCTAGTTTTATTGAGGCGTCCAGGCGGTTTAAGATCGAAGAACAACGAGCGAAAGCGGAACGGAAATAAGCGATGGCCGGGGACGCAATTAAGATCGTTATCGAAGCAGAGGACAAGGCATCTGCGCAGGCGATCAACGCATCGAGGAACATCGAAAACGCGGTCAAGGGCGTCAAGGAGACCGGACAAAAAGCTAAGGCATCGACCGAGTTTATCGGCGTACTGGCAGGGCAGCTAGGCGGCTCGCAATTGCAACAGGCAGCGGGTGGAGTCGCGGCGATCACGGAGAAGGTGGGCCAATTCTCCGATGTAATGAAAGCCGGTGGCGCGGGCGCGATGGCGTTTCAGGCTGGTATCACTTTATTGGTAACAACACTATCGTTTAATCTTGGCAAGGCGATCGGGGAATCGATCTTTGGAGTCCAGGAGCTTAAAGACGAGTTTGGCGAAGCTCAAACCCAGGTTGAAGCGTTTACGGCTCGAATGAATGAGGCGGCAAACAAGAGCTTTAAGGAAAAGCTTGAGGATTTGTCTTTAATCAAAGACCCTGCCAAGCAACAGAATGCAGCGGTCGCAGCGTTCGAGGAAATACAATCTTCGATTAACAAAGCCTACGACAGTTTCCATCATCGCCAACGTGAAATCGAAAAGCTCACGATGGAAAAAGGATTGCTTGGAGACAATCAAGACGCGATCAACAATCTGATTCTTGAAAACAATCAATACGTCGACACGATTGACAATTTAGAGAAGCAGAAGGTTGCACTGGCCGACGTTTACGGCGAACGGGCCAACGGCATCAAGGCAATCAAGGCTCAACAGAAAGCCGAGGATGAAGCGGCGGCAAAAGCCAAGCAGACGCAAGCCTCCATCGAGTCGCAGCTAAAGAAAAACAATTACGCTTATCTTGAACTTACCAAGGGCGTCGAAGCGGCTCGCATGGCTCAATTGGCCGATGAAGGGATCGACGAAACCAACGCGAAACGAATTGCTTTTGCCGAGCAAGCAACGCGACTAGAAAAAGAACGGGCTGACGCAAAGAAAAAAGACGACGACCAAGAAACCCAAAGAATTCAACGCATCGCGGATCTACAGGCCAGCGAAATCGACCGAATCAAAGAGCAAAAAATACTGCTTGAAGAGGGCGAAGAGGCGGCGAACCGATTCAGGCTTGAACAGCAAGGGCTCGGCAAGGAAGCAGCAGCTAGGATTGCATCCGAGCAAGCAGCCTTGGACCGGCAAAAGAAGCAGGGCGAACTAGCCAAAAAGCTTGCCGAGAAACCTCAGCTAATGTCGATCGAGCAGCGGCTAGTATCGCGGGGAGTCAATGAGGACACCCAAAAAGACATTGCGGCCAACACGCTAAAAACCGTTGAACGGCTCGAAGACGTTGCGGCAGCGATCAGGGACCAATCCAAGCCCCAAGCGGCAGACGCTTTGCAAGTGGAGTTCGTTGGATGAGCAACATAATCGAAGTGACTGAAATGTGGTCCAAGCCAACTTCATCGGTAAGCCTTTCGGACAACTTCCGCAAGCGATCGATCAAGCTACAGCGGGCCTTTCAGATTCTCACGACGCCAACGGCTAACGAGTACGATTGCTATCGATCAACGGGCATCCTCGAAGGCGATCGGTTCAGCGATCAATTCCCGTATGCTTTTGCGGATAATTTTTCCCTGTCGCGCCAAAGCCTTATCCTATGGCAGTTGAACATCGACTACAGCGGCGAACTAGGGCCAAGCGACAACCAGGACAACCCGCTATTTACGCCTCCTAGAATCGACTGGGACGACGTTGAAACCGAAGAAGAAATAGACGAGGATTGGGACGGAAAGCCAATCCAGACGATCAACGGCGAACCGATCGAGGGCGTCAAGACGCTATTGCCGGATCAGACCGTTTCGATCAAGCGGAACATGCTTTTGTTTAACCCGTTCGTCCAGGCTCGCTACCGGCGATCCGTCAACAGCGATGCGTATCTTGGCTGGCCTCCCGGGACGGCAAAACTAATGAAGTTATCGGCGTCCAATGTTGTCACCCCAGAGCTAACCTACTGGGAAGTGACCGGGCAGATCCGATTCCGCTATCCGTACCGCACGACCAATGAGCGGGCATGGTATCGACGGGTCCGGCATCAAGGCTACTATAAGCGGGTCGACGTAAGCAACAATGAAACGCAGATCATCCGAGCAATGAAGGGCGGCGAACCGACTAACAGGCCGGTCTTGCTCGATGCCGAAGGCTACGAGATCCCGCAGGGCGACGGCCAAAGCGTCGAAGCCCATTGGCTCGAATTTAAAATTTACGATTCCCTTCCCTATGGAGCATTAGGCTTACTATGACAACCGTACCAGACGTAACAATGATTCTGCCTCCCGAGGTAATAACCAATTACACGATCGCGGGGAATGCCGACATCGCAACGACCAAGCTAGCCCAAAGGGTGCTTGCTGAGTCGATCGTACCATTGACCCAGGCTAGAACCTGGGATGCCGTTGCAAGCAATCTTCCGGCATCGGCAACTAGCGACGACCTAGGGCTAGTTACAGGCACTTGGGGGACAGATCCAGCCAGAATCACGGCGGGCAATGTTAAGACCCTTGGAGCGACTACCAGACGGCTCTATTTGGCGATCCCAATCCCGGCCAACTATGAGGACGGCCAGACGATCCAATTGCAGATCCGGGCCAAAATGGAAACGACCGTTGCCGACGTATCTTGTACGATCGACGCGGAGGCCTACGTTGGCTCCGATGGGGTTCTTGGATCGGACTTGGTAACTACGGCCGCACAGTCGATGAACAGCCTTACGGCGGCGGCTTACAACTTCACGATTAACGCAACAGGCGTCGACCCAGGGGACTTGCTCGAGGTTCGCCTATCGATCAGTAGTAACGATGCAGCGACAGCTACGGCGGTGACTCCAGCGGTCTATTCGATAGCCCTGCTTTGCGACACAAGGGGCTAACGTGGCAAAAGAGATCGGAGTCTATACGCCGAAACAGGCCAAGCGGATTTGGGAATCCGTCCAGGCCTTTGAGCGGATGGGGTCGACATCGGCAGCGATGGCTATTCCTTACACGCCAACTCCGATCTATTTCGTCAATCGATCAACCGCGACAATCCCGGCTTATGGATGCGTCCAGATGAACGGGGCCAGCGAGATTGACGGGACGAGCTATATCGAGGTTACTAGGCCCTTCGACTACAGCAATTCAGTGGTAGGACCGTTTTTGCTCAATGGCCCTGGCGAATGCTTGCCGGATGAAATCGGCACCGCTCAATGGGGGCCGGTATTTCGAGCCACAAAAGACTCAGCGACCTACTCGACGGGTACGCGGATGGGCCCGGTGGAATCGTCGTTCGACCTGTCGAAGGGATGCCTGTTTACGTTTATCGGGGACGATGAGCAAGATGACGACCTGATTAAGGTGATTGCTTGCGAAACGCCATTGCTGGCGGTGGCAGGATCCGGCATCGGTGCGAATACGAGCGGGACCGTGACAGCCAAGCAACCCGCGAGCGGCAATTGGACAGCGGGTACGATAACTTATACAGCGTGGAATCCAACAGGCGTGGCGATTGCTTCGGCGGCTAACGTCTTGCTGTTTCCCGTCGATGCCAAGTGGCTTGCAGTGGAGTTGTGCTAATGGGCGGTATAGGTCGATGCTGTTGCACTTGCGAATGCTTACCGATCGAGGATTTGCCGACCGTCACGATCAGCGGTTACACCGGCGGCGGTTGGAGCGGGAGCTGTTGCTATGAACAGACGTTCACGCCGAACACTACGCCGAGTTGGTCGAAAAGTTGCAGCTCTTTACTTTACGAAGGCTCGGTACTCCAAGAGTGCACAACGCTTCACACAAGGCAAACCAGGGGCAGTTATCGAGGGTTCGAGTATGGGCCATTGGGCGGCGATTGTAGCGACGTTCCAGAGGATTATTGCTGCGGCGGTAGCTGGGCCCCGATAGCAGAAACGCAAAGCACGGCGGCGTATACCGACAATGCTTTTATGGCGGTTTGGCGCAGAGCAAAAAGTATCGTCGTTCGCATAAGCCAGGAAGAGGTTGACTGCGAAGGCATTGAGGGGCAAACGGGCGGGTGCAAAATTGTTATCCGGTCTCGGTTTAATTACGAGTACGAAACGGCGATCTACCAAAACGGGCTCACGAGCGGATCCCAAACGGTGACAATGCTCAATACCGACTGCTTTGAGGTGAACCCGGATTATGAAATCACGATAGGGGCGGGCAGTCCGATCACTTGCAGCGACGTACCAGCCAACCCACCATCGTCTAGCGGCTCGAACTTATGCCGAAACTCAGGTGTGTTCGGCTTTGATCGAGTCCGCTACTATGACGAAATGCCGACCGGGGCGATTGAATTTACGAATACCGAAATCCCCGGATGCGATGCAAG